ACCGCAATATGGCTGGAGCCTAGAAGAAGAGACTGTAGATAGATTAACAAACTTTGTTACTGATTTAACAGATCCTATTAAATTTACTAATACTGCTGATGGAACAAATACATATAGGGAATTTCAGTTTATCAATGGTTTACGTGTAGTTGCTGAAACAATGAACAAGGTAAACTCTACTCTCGATCTTATTGAGTTATCACCAAGACTTTGTGTTGATTTTTCAGACAGAACCATTTCCTATGAAATTAATAAGGTTGGATCAGATTTAGGAGTATCTGGTTTACCAGTAGGCCAATTACTTTCCTCTACAGGAAGCCTTAAAATATTTGATTATGACCAATCTTTAAATGAAAATAATACAAGCAGCATTGTTGCTAACTATATTAATAAAAATATTCAGGTTAAATTTTATGAAATCATTGTAAATGTTGATGGATATGATTACTTTGTTCCAATCAAAACAATGTATCTTGACGGATTCCCATCTAGTAATTTTAGAGATAGAACTGTAGATTTACAATTAAAAGATATGTTTTTTTATTTTGAATCTTTAACTGCCCCACAAATATTAGCAACAAATGTAACTGTAAGTTATGCAATATCTTTATTATTAGATTCAATAGGATTTTCTAATTATGTTTATAAAAGAACATCTAACGAAAATGAAATGACTATTCCATATTTCTTTATTCCACCAGATACGAACATTGCACAAGTATTAAATGATATTGCAAGATCTACACAAACTGCCATGTTCTTTGATGAGTATAACAATTTTGTTATGATGAGTAAAAATTATATTATGCCATCAGTTACTGATAGAGCAACAGATATGATTCTTTATGGAACTAAAGATTTTGAAGATATTGGAGTAGTTGAAAATAAATCATCAAATAATAAATTAGCCAATATTATTAATATTGCTTCTGCAAATACAGATGTATTTAACGATGGAGTAATTAATTATAATACTAGATACATTCAAAAAACATATGGATCATTGCGTCAGTCAAGTTTAATAGATAGAGAAAAAACTTGGGTATATAAGCCAGCCCTACTCTGGGAAGTAGAGGGAACAGAAAATACTAAGTCTATTAATGATCAATCTGGAAAACAGTCTGACTATGTTTTAAGTGCAATTCCATTAAACTCATCTTTATCATCTAGTTTGCCAACTGTTATAAATAATCAAATAGTAAATAATACAATGGATTTGGGCGAAGGTATTTATTGGATATCTAGATACAATGGATATTTTTATGCAAACTCAGAAATTATTAAGTATGATGCTGTCCAGTATAGCGTGACAGATTATGGAAATGTGTGGATTACAAGCGTACAAGATTACCAGAACTATTTTGCCAAGTTAAGACATAATGGCAAGATGTACCCTACTGGATTAGTTAGAATTTATTGCCAGCCATACTATGAAACGGTAAATGATATTGTTAGACTTAAAAATGGAGTAGTTGAAAAACATGGTAGAGGTCAATTTGGAACAGCGATAGTATCACATGAAGCAGGACTTGGAACATACTGGTCAGACAATACCAATGTTCGTGGATGCATGATGAAATCAGAATATTTATTTTCATTATCGCCTACTGAAGAATTAAATACTAGTGCTAAATCTTTGCCATTAGATATTTCTGCTGCTGGTGTTAATAATGATTTGGCAAAGCAAACTACTAGATTAGGAACAATTAAAAACTTTTTATCACTATCATATGGAACAGAGACTGGTGTTAATTCAAGTCAATCAGTACAGTCTGGAACAATACAATCATCTGCACTGGTCATGAATGGACCAGCATTTACAACTACAGATAATGGAATTAATTTTATTTCATATGTTAATAAGCCATTGGACAATAGGTTTAAGCATTTTGGTACACGAATGAGAATTGTTGGTAAAATTGAAAACAACGAAAATCGTGGTCAAACTCCAATTGGATCTACAACATATTTCGTAGTAACGGGAAACACGCCAGATCAAAATATTAATATCAGTGGTGGTTCTGGCGGTATTGCTGTTATGTTAAATCCAAATACAAATGTTGGTTATTATTTTGAGATTACCGCTTTAACAGAAAATAATATTGGCAACTATAATTCTTCAGCAGCAAATCTACACAATATTATTTTTTATAAAGTTATGAGAAGTTCTGCAGATGTTGAAGATACAACGATTAAACAAGGAGATGCAATTCCAGTTAAACTTTGGGGTGGCCTATCAAATATTATTGTAGATGATGGAAACTTTACTGGACAATACAGAATGGTGGGAGAAGAAAACCCTACAGTATATGATCTTGCAGTTGAGTATGAGAATATTGGAAACCTAAGAAGATTTTATTTATTTATAAATAATAAAGTAGTTGCTGTTGTAGATGATCCAGATCCACTTCCAATATATAACAATATGGCATTATTTGTTCGTGGCTCTGCAAGATGTATGTTTGAACATATTTATGCACTTACAAATAACTATAGTCAGAATACAACATTTGCTTTAGATACCCCAACCATGTCAGCAATTAGCGATTCTGAAATTGATGCAAATGAATCATTTAGAAAATATGCAATGAGCGGAATAGTTCAAAGAACATATCTAAGTGGAATCAGTCCATCTGAGCCACCGAAATACAATATGTATTTTGAAGAATTTGGAACTATTATGAGAGAAGCAGCATACTTTAATATTAGATACGATAAGGCTTATCCAGCACTATATGCACAAATTTCTCCAACCTTTAATAAGATTAAAGGATATACTGTTTCTGGATTTAGAGCGGGATCCTATGGTGCAGAATTTCTAGTATTTAATGCTACAGACACTATATTAAGTTTAGATGCAAGTAGTGGAAACTATTTAAGAATTCAGGGTATTACCTTTACGCAAGAATCAAATCACGAATATAGCGTGGATGAATATTTTTCAAAGAATAGTGATTTTTCAAATCCAGTCATATCTGGTAACACATTAATAAAATCACCATTGAAGTATGATCTTCAATATGATGATATTAAAGTTAGTAGAATGACATATGGTAAAAAAGATTTTTCTCTTACAACACCATATATTCAATCCTATGATGACGCACAAGAAATTATGTCATGGATTATTTCTAAAATTATGAAACCACGCAAATCTATTGGTATAAATATATTTGCAATGCCAACATTACAATTAGGAGATATTGTTGAAGTATCTTATAAAGATAATGAAAATGTAGAAATAGTTTCTAATTCTAGATATATAGTTTATGATATTAATTATTCTAGAAATTCAGATGGTCCAAATATGCAAGTATACTTAAGTGAGGTAATCTAATGTCAGACATTTCACCAATTCCACCAAGTCTTAGTTTTGCATCTGCTGCTAATAATCCAAATATGGCAACCACAAGCAGTGTAAAACCAGCAACACCAGAAATCATTATTGAAGATGAAGCAGTATCAATTGAATTAATGACAGACCTTATTTTTGAAAATATTGGTGGTCAAGAATTAATTAATATTGCACGAACAGATATTGTGAATGGTCAAAATGTTATTTATCAACCAATTAAAAATTTAACCAGTTTATATTTTCAGTATAATCCACAAAATATTTTAGCATTACAAAATACATCTGAAGAATATTTTAAAAAGTTTCCTATCAAACTATCATCAAAAATTCCTACCTGTGGCAATGGTCCAGACTGTAGGTTTGTATATATAGACCAGACTACAGGCGATCTTATCATAGAGTTAATCAATATGGAAGATGAAGAGCAGGTAGAAGTACAATTACTGTCAAATGGGCAGTCCTTTAATGATACAATATATGTGGTGAATGAATAATGATAACTAATACTGGTAAAAATATATTGGCCAAGTACCTAATTGGACAGGCACCAGCCTATGCGTCTTATATTGCTATTGGCTGTGGAACAAAGCCTTTAAATCCTGGAACTGCTTTTGGAGATTATTCTAGTAAAAATAGATTAGATTTTGAGATGTTTAGAGTACCCATTATTTCTAGAGGATACGTAAATGAAGACGGTATAGATAAAATAGTTTTGACCGCCGAATTACCTAGTGAAGAAAGATATGAAATATCTGAAGTTGGTGTTTTTTCTGCGGGAGCAAATGCAGCAGCGGGAGCATACGATAGTAAGTCTATTTATGCATTTACTCAAGATGAGAATTGGGAACACCACACACCACTAGTTTCAACATCTATTCCTATAGTTTACGAACCATTAGATGGCGAAGATCAAAATAATGTTATAAATCAAACTTACTCAGTATTTCAGACAAACGCAGATAATCGTATTTTTACAAACACTGAAAGATTATCTAGATATGAAAGATGTAGATTTTTCAATAACATTATTGCAATGAAGGGCAACTCATCTTCATTAACCTTAGATTCAAATAATCACTTGGTTGTAGAGTCAGGATCTGAGCATATTCATTTAACAGGAGCAATTTTAGATTTCAACAAAAATGCACCAACTGATGAAATTAAACTTGCTTTCACTGTGATCAATAAAGATGGAGAAGCAACATCTGTTCCAGATGGGGTAAGAATTTTAGTTGAGTTTGCATCCAGCGATGTCCACAATACAGGAGAATGGGCAAGATTTGAAGTAGTATTAAGTAATGGTATTACAAGTGGACAACATAATTTTGAGTATAATAGATATGTTGTTGCAACAAAACAATTGCAAGAATTATATAAGAGTACTGGATTTACTTGGAGTATGGTCGATGTTGTAAAAATTTATGCCTGTGCCCTTGCTTCTGATGAACCATCTGAAAATTTTTATGTTTGTTTAGATGCAATTAGATTAGAAAACAATAGTACGTCAAATCCATTATATGGAATGACAGGATATTCTGTTATTAAAAATACAAATGCTGAAACAATTGTAAAGGCTGCAAATACAACAAACTACATTGAGTTTAGATTTGCTTTGGATGTGCAATAATGGCTGATGCTGGAATTAAAAAAATAATAATAAAAAAAAGCGATCTACCGCCATTAGGCCAAGATAATAGTATTATGCTAAGATATCGAATTATTTCTGAAGATAAAAATAGAGTATCTCATTGGTCCCCAAGATATCATTTAATTTCACAAGCACCGTCACAAGTAACTGGTGCCATCGATGTTACTGCTAAAACTGTTAATGTTGTTTGGGAAGATTCTGATGAATCACAAGATAGAGAAGCATATGATATTTTTGTTAAAGTGGATAGTGGAACTTATACATACTATGGTACATCATATACACATAATTTTTCATTTTTAAAACCAACTGGATCAACAATTAGTGTGGCAGTTCAATTAGAAAGTTATAAGAAAGAAAGAAATAGTTTGCTTACCATTTACTCATTTACAGAGTCTTTGGTATAATTAGATAAGGAGATACTATGGCAAAAATACCACTACCAGAACGAGGTCAACCGTTAGATGTTTCTTATATCTATTCGCTTGCAAGTGCAGTTAATGATTTATCTACACAGATTTCTCCATCATCAAATAAATATGTTTCAGTAGACGCACCTGGTGTAGGTAGACAAAATGTTAAAGCATCAGAAGCAAGAATTATTGGTGGATACCTTGACGTAGTAAGTAGTTCTACAAGAAGCAAGGGATCTGAAACATCATTCTCATATAGTTTTCCAACTGATTTTAAGTATGCTCCAGTAGTTACTGCTACCCCAATTAACATTGGTGGAACAGATGCTGGTAAGGATGTATCAGTAGTTTTAAAATCAATTACCACATCAAAGGTTGAAGGTATTGTAAGATTTAATACAACTGGAGATTTATCAGTTGCTGTTAATTTAATTATTGTTGGTATACCAAACTAATCATTATGGCAGATAGAAAAGGTTATCGCAATAGCGATGAATATAATCAGGCATCCGTAATACCTGGAAATAAAAAAGTTTGGTTTTTAAATGGAGACCTTGTAAGAATTCATCATTTAAATAGATCTAATGGAATAATGTCCGTTTATAATATTACACAAGATAGGATTGAAAGTTGTTTAATTAATGATTTTAAAAATAAAAGAGAACGGGCATACACAGTAGGTGAAACTGCTGATTTAGTTAATAGACATAAAAAATATATGCCATCATTAATGAAACGTGGAATTATTCCTTTCCCTACTGGATCTCAAAAAGGTGGGGCAAGAGGTTGGCAAGTAAGATCATATTATTCTGAATCGCAGGTTTGGGCGATTCGTGATATACTGGCTACATACCATATTGGTAGACCAAGAAAAGACAAATTAATAACAAATGATATTACACCAAGCCCACAAGAATTGACAAGACGAATGGGCGATGGTATACTAACATATACGAGAACTGAAGACGGTAGATTTATTCCAGTATGGTCTGAATCTATTTAATACTAGAAGGGTATGAAATGCAAAACGAAGATACACGAGTTGGAGTTACTTTAGGCTATACGCTTAATCTAGGAAATTTTCAATCATTACGTATTGATTTAACAGTTAATGATAACAAGCGTGAGGGTGAAAATACAGATCAGGCTTTTGAGCGAGTTTATAAATTCGTAGAAGATAAGTTAACTGAAAAAGTAGCCGAAGCAAAAGCAGAAATGGAAGAATAATGGCTGAACGCAAAGACCGTATGGCTTTGCTTAGTCGCTATTCAAAACTACATACCCAAAGGTATGAGCAAAAGCCACAACTAAATTTAAATGTAGAGCAATGGTCTGCAGATGCATTAGTAGAGTCTTATGGATTACCAGAATGCTATGAGTTGTTGGATTATTATTTTGATGTTGCACAAAATCCAAATTGGAAATATTTTGCTAATTATGCACAAGATATAATAGATAAAAGGCAACAGTTAAAAGCAGATATTGAAGAAAGAGAAGAGCGTAGGAAACAGGCAAAGGCATGGTTAAATGAATAATACAGAGGCAAAACTAATATCAGCAGTACTTAAGGATAAGCAGGCTCATGTATTATTACAGGCTAATGTTGACAACCTATTAAGAACCCATAATGATATTTGGCAGTTCATACGTAATTATTCTGAAAATAATGGGACAGTTCCACCAGTATCTTTAGTTATTGAAAAGTTCAGAGACTTTTCTCCAATTGAAGATGTTGGTGCTACAAAATATCATCTAGATGAATTACAGACTGAATACTTAAATGATAGTCTAAAAGATATTCTTAGATCCGCAGCATCTGAAGTTCAGGTTGGTAATAGTACTAATGCATTAGAAACTTTAATCTCTAAAACTGCAGAATTAAAAAAGAACACATCTGCAATCCGTGATATCGATGTTACAGATTTAGATTCAGCAGTAGCATATTATGAACAAGTTAAAAAGCAGCAAGAGTTGGGTGCGGTTGGTATTAAAACTGGATTACCAGGGTTTGATAATTATCTTCCTGCTGGAATTATGCCAGGTCAACTTGGAGTATTTCTTGCATATCCTGGTATTGGTAAATCTTGGCTATCGCTTTATTTTGCAGTGCAAGCATGGAAACAGGGTAAGTCACCATTAATTGTTTCACTTGAAATGTCTGAGACAGAAGTTCGTAATCGTGTATTTGCAATTATGGGTGAGGGTCTTTGGTCTCATCGTAAGTTAAGTTCTGGTCAAGTAGAGTTAGATACTTTAAAAATGTGGCATGCAAAACATTTGGCTGGTAAACCAGAGTTTCATATTATTTCTAATGATAGTGGCGGAGAAGTAACACCATCAGTTCTTCGTGGAAAAATTGATCAGTATAAACCAGATTTCGTTATTGTTGATTACCTACAACTTATGTCACCTAATCAGAAGTCTGATAATGAAACAGTACGAATGAAAAACCTATCTCGTGAACTTAAATTGATGGCTATTGCAGAAGAGGTTCCAATTATTTCAATTTCATCTGCTACCCCAGATGATGTAACTAAGTTAGACACAGTGCCAACATTAGGTCAAACTGCATGGTCAAGACAGATCGCATATGATGCTGACTGGGTTCTGGCACTTGGTAGAGGGGCTAACTCTGATATCATAGAATGTGTCTTTAGAAAGAACCGTAATGGGTTTATGGGCGAGTTTTTAGTACAAGTAGACTTTGATAAGGGATATTATAAATATAAGGATTATGAAGATAAGTCAGTATAATATGCTTTATGGCAAACTATCACCACAAGCCAATCAAGAAGTTCAATCTAGATGGAATCATTCATGACGAATCTGCTATTTATAGACTCAAAAATGAATATGTCAGATTGCTTACAACAGAAATGCGTTTGGCGGGGTATGTACCAAGATTAGATATTGACATAGACTTTACAATAGACTATAATGAGATTAAACAATATTTTGAATTTGAACTATCACTATACGGAATATTTACAGGGAGAAAACAGAGCGAATGGATACAAGGAATAGACGGAACAAAGCCAATACTTATTCAAAAGAACAAATCAAACGAGTACTCGCAGGTTCTGGAATAACTATAGAATCTGAAGTAGATTCTGATTATATTATTTTCTGTCCATTTCATTCTAATACACGCACACCAGCAGGAGAAGTAGATAAAAATTCTGGTGTGTTTTTTTGTTTCTCATGCCATAAGGTCACTGATCTTGTAGAGTTAATTATGCACATGTCTGGCAGGACATATTTTGAATCTGTTAGATTTATTAAAAGCAAAGAGCAAGAAGGAAATCTTGAACAAGATATTAATAAGAGTTTGTATGTGAGACCAGAATATACGCAATTTGATGAAGTAATGATTAAAAGATTAAATACTCAAGCATTAGCATCTCCAAGAGCAATGAGATATTATGATGGTAGGTTAATTACAGAATTATCCATGAAAAAGTTTTTACTTGGATATTCAGAAAAACAAGACATGGTTACAATTCCAGTACATAGTCCAGATGGAATGGCAGTTGGATTTGTAGGCAGATCAATTGAGGGTAAGGATTTTAAGAATACTCCAGGATTACCAAAAGCAAAAATTTTATTTAACTTACATAGAGTTAAAACAGCAGACAAGATATATGTGGTAGAATCTTCTTTTGATGCTATTAGATTGGATCAAGTTGGTTTTCCTGCTGTAGCAACATTAGGGGCAAATGTCTCTAACACACAAATAGAATTGCTTCAAAAATATTTCAATAATATTATTGTTATTGCGGATAACGATGAAGCAGGCGGTAACATGAAAGATAAGATAGTTGAAAAACTTGGATCTCGTGTTAGCGTAATACAACTAAATAAACAATATAAAGATATAGGCGATATGACAGATGATGATATTAAAAAGTTAGAGTATCAATTTGACAAATCCATACTATCTATGCTAAACTAATATATAAACAAGGAGAAAATAAATGAGCGTAATTAAGGGACTAAAAGATATCAACGCATTACTAGAAAAGCCAAAGTACGAAGGCACAGGCCAAAAGGTACGTTGGGTAAAGTTAGCAGACGGACAATCAGCAAAGATTCGTTTTGTTAGCGAATTAGATACAGATTCTGCAAATTATAATGAAGACCGTGGTCTTGCT